AAGTACTTCACCGAACGTTGCCTGTATATTTGTTTCGTCAGCCATCTGCTCCCCCGTTAGTTACTCAAGTTCACTACTTCTGCCCCAACCTGGAACGCTTGCGCGGCGGTTCGTCCTTCGAGCCTGCCGTCTTCCCTAAGCACGCCTTGGTTAAGGTTGCGATCCATGCTGTCCACGATGTGTTGCTTTGCCTGTTCCGTAGCCTCTACGATTGCTCCCTCCAGAACCTTAGGGTTGTCCGCTCCGTGTTGGGTGAACGCGGCGTGTACAAGTTCCCTCACTGTTCTTCGGATATCGGGCAGTGCTCTGGTGACTGAACGAGACGGTGGGATTCCAGGATGCGCCTCAATTGCCTTAACGAAGACCAAGCCGTTCCGTCCGACGAACCGAAGGAACTCTGCTGTGACAGGCTTGATCTCGTAGGTATGGCCGCTTCCTCTCCCCTGGTCACCGCGCGTAGCGGTGCCGAACTCGTTCCAGTACCACCAGTTCAGGCTGTCTGGAACCCTCACCCTTGCAGCAACTACCGCGCCAGAATAAGCATTGATGCGCTTCTGTAGTTGCTGCAAGAAGTTACCTTTGAGTGTGCCTCGAAGTGGAATCATGTTACATCCATGTGCTGTAGTAGTTAGTCAGATCGTCGGAATCCATCTCGTCTAACTTCTTCCCTCCAAACACCGGCTCGTCTTCCTGGCTGGGCTTAGCCGTGCGTGCGTCCAATCTCTTACCGTTCACCCATGCGGCGTGATTCAGCAGAATGATTTGAGGCATTGTCCGTTTGATGGCTTCATCAAAGGACCAGTGGTAAGCCTGACAGAGCTGGTCGATTAGAACTGCCGGGTTGCCCCGGTCGTCAACCGAACTCCCAGCTTCCAGAGAGGAGCCGCCTGTACGAAAAAATCCATGAGATCCGTGATGGTCTTGTTGTGGGTGATTTGCGCCAGAACAACACTGGCAAGTTTGAAGGGACTCTTACCCAGAGTCTTCACATCCTCCACCGTAAGTGTTGGGTCCGTCTGCCGAAGCACGATGTGCGCCATCTGCGGCAAAGACTCTGAGCAGTATTTCAGGAGGGCTGATGGTTGGAAAGAATCCAAGGCGGAATCGTTGCCTCCCATAACTCGGGAGGAGAACGCTTCCAGCAGTGGAGCGATCAAGGTGAGGAAAACGCAGTTGTCGTTGTACGGCAGGTCAACGATCTTAAACTTGCGCCCGCTGAGTTCGACTTCGATGTCGGAGAGAACCGGGTCGTTCGTCAGGGCGCGGATAACTTCTTTCTGGTCAAGGGTTTGTGTGTCCATAAAACGAAAATGCGCCTTGCCAACGACTAAGCCGTTAACAAGGCGCATTGCTCCTTAACTACTAGTATACCACACACTCTGGTGGTTGTCTAGTGTTTACGCGAAGTTTGTTGCGACCATCAGGGTCTCGGTCGAACCCCAAGTGAAGGCTGTCAAAGCGCCGGTGCCTCGGACCACGGTGAACTCACCGTCATCCTCGACCACGAGGGAGAGCTGACCAGCGGGGTGGTAGAACTGCCACTCCTTGCCGTCGAGCTTGTTCTGCGATACGAGCAGAAGCGCCTTCTCCACGATGTCCTCAGACCCGAGAGCGAACTGGTAGATGCTGCCGCTGGTGATCTGAGAAGGTGTGAGGCCGGTCAGCTCCTTCAGGACGACATCGTCGAACTGGCTAAGAGCGAACTCAAACGTAGCCGACTTCTGACCGACGTACTGCTGACGCAGAACCTGGTCAACGCCGGTACGAATCTCGTTGATCTCCTTCTCAAGAGAGAACCGAACCTTGCCATTGATGATGCCAAGATCGGTCCAACCAGCGGGAACCGTGCCGTTCGACTTGACCAACACCGGTGTAGGCGTCGAGTCCTTCGTTTTGATGAACACACGGTCAGCGGCAAGCCACTTGGTGGACTGTCCCCCAGTGAGCCCCGCAGCGGCCATAGGTGCTTGCGAGGTATGGTTATTAGTAATAACTGCCATTTATTATTGCTCCTTAAGTATTGGTTAAGCGGGTGTAAACCGAAGATTAAGTAATGCGCTGTAATGAAAGTAGTAACCGTTGATTACAGAGCGAAACCTAAAGTTCGGCTCCCACATAACATTGTTCCCAACGCTCACTGGGGAGCTAGGGTTCGAGTAATCCAATTGCGGGGTGTAGAACGCAGCAGACAAAAGATCCCAGACATCAGCCGCCCATTCAACGGCAGTGTTCTCACTGTCATGAAGAATGTCCAGCACTACTTGCTGAGTGGACATGTGGACGCCCATGCTGAGATCCAAGAACTGGACGTTCAGCGCGTTCACTTGAAGGGCGCTGGAAGACGGGTCGTTAGGCTCTACACGAATGGGATGTAGAGGGATTCCTACAAGGTTGTCTGCTAGAAACTTGAGGAACGAGTCCCGAGCTTCTCTCATCGCTTTTGACTCCTAACAAGAAGAGTGAACAAGATGACTTCGCCATGAAGTACAACTTCATCGAAGTCAACTATCACGAGTTCCTCTGCCGTTCCAGAGGTCTCGTCTTTGAGTACGATCAACGTATCTTTGTCTGCCAACTCGGACTTGGACATTGCCGTGGGGACGACTAGCACGATATAATCCGTCGCCCTCACCAGTCCTCCGTTCTTCAGCACCATACGACTATCGGGCTGCGGAGTATCAACGACTGGTTGAGGGTCAAGTTTCGTGTCTGTGGTGCTCACAGTCGCACTGCGACCTAAGACTGGATCACCCCCTTCACGCGAGATTTCGCGCTTGTATACTACTCGACTGGTGACCAACAGACGGTTGAACACCCTTCCAACCCGAGCGGAGAGAGCAGAAGCTTTGCTCATTAGCCCCTCCTTATAGAGGCCGACCGTTTCAGGATGAAGGGGGTGAGAAACTCAAGTGCCATTGGAGATACGGTCGAGCCTGGCCGAGCAAACTCTTGAGTGAGTGTTACTCCACCAACCGACACGGTATCCCTGCCGATCCCCTGCAAACGCGTGGCTAAGGCAGTCTCATCGAAAGACAACAGGTACACAGCTTGCTCACACTGAGCCATAAGGACAGGCTCTGGTATGTACACATCACCCGTCTCAGTATCCCGGTCGCGGTTGCGAGGGAACTGAAGAGCTTGGTGGTAGTAATAGCGAACTGATTCTCTGTTCTCACTCATCTGCATTACGGTGCCGGTTAGCCGGTCGTACAGCAGTGAGTAGTCTTGGTAGTTCTGCCCCCCATCTACACACTTGACAATCTCCAGGACACGGCAGGCCGCGACCAGTAGAGACTCCTTCTTCGGTGCAGACAGTGCAGTCCACAGAGCTGCCTTAACGGAGCTGTAGTGGTTCTGCCAGTATTCGTCACAGTAGTCAACGTCGCAATACGAGTTGGACATCTCACCACCGACGGTGTTGTCCAACGTTATTGCCATGAACTAGTCCTTCTTATTCTTTGCCGGTTTCGCGGGCGGCTCCGGTTCGGAGGGAGCTTCCGGTTCGGAGGGAGCTTCCGGTTTAGGAGCTTCCACTTCCTGTTCGACAGGAGCATCCTCTTCGTGATATCGACGAAGCATCATAATTAAATTCCTCCAGGTAAAAAGAGAAGGGGCCAGCCTTAGCCAGCCCCTGTTCCTTACTTCGTGCGGACGCGGATCGCCTTGATGCTACGAGCATCCTCAGCGGCCAGAGCGTTGCCCACATCGTCCCACCCATACAGGTGCGGTGCGAAGTGGACAGTCGCGGCCACAACATCGCTCGACTTCAGGATGTCACGGTCGAACTCGACCATAACCTGCCGCTGGTAGAAGAGCGAAAGAGCGCCGGGTCCAACGATGTAGCTGTTGTACTGAGTCACGGTGGACACAACAGCCGTGGTGCAGCGGTCGGACAGGAAGATCGGCAGGCCAACGATGGTCGGCACGATACCGGTCTTCAGGAAGTCCATACCCGACTGATACACGTTCTGAATCAGGCCGAGCTTGGTGAGATCGCCGTACACCTTGGAGTGCATGACAACCGCGCCGTTGCCGAGGAAGGACTGGTGCTGGTCACCCATCTTCTCAATCATCGCGGCCATCAGAGCATCAGCAGTCATCGTGCCAGCGCCGTTAGCCGAGTTGTCGTAAACGTTAGGCGTTTTCTCCAGCTCAGCGACCAGGGCATTGTCGATGTACTCAGCAGCCCGACGCGCGATCTGTGTGGAGATCTCTGCCATCGGATCGGCCATGGAAACGAGCTGCGACGTATCGAGAACCTCGTACGCGTCACCAGCACGCTGGACCACAGCGTACTCCGCAGCAGCGGTAACTTTCTTGGGCGTCATCGCCGTACCTTCGGTCAGTGCGCCGAACGTACCGATACGCTTCCAGAACGGAATCTTGAAAGACGTGCCAGGCGTGCCAAGGGGGAAATTGGGGTCGGTCTGAACCAGACCGGTGTTCGCGAAAACCAGATTCTCAGGGAACTTCGCAGAGATCTGGTCAGCGAGAACCTCAGGGACGATAACGTCCGCAATGGCGGTATAAGCCATGAGATTACTACTCCTTTAATGATTGCATTAAAATGCACCCGACGTAGGTGTCTAGGTGTTAGAGCAAGCCGTTGCTTTTGGCAATGGCCTTCAGTCGGTGATACTCAGAAGGGTTCGATCTGTACAAGTCGTTTGCCGATTTGGAACTCGACTTGGGACCGAAGATGTCCTCGACCTTGAACTTACCGTCGCGGGACAAACCTTCACGTGACTCGGAAGAGCCAACACCCCCTCGAATATCTCCCTTAGCCAAGTACGGATTTTTGGATGCGAACTCGGTATAGAACTCTTCGAGAGTCATAGGCTCGTAAGACGCATTCATGCGCTCCGTGCCTGAATCGTTGATCACGATAAACTTGTTGCGTACCTCGTCCCACTTAACGCGGTCGGAGGTGAGCTTTTCAACAACAGCGGAATCAATGAAGCCAACCTTCGAGGTTGCCTTCTGGATCTCGACGGACTTCAACGTGTTACGCGCGTTCTCACGTTCAGTCTGCACAAGGCGATCTTTGTCCGCAAGCTGGCTTCTCAACGTAGTGAGTTCCGCTTCGCGGTTAGCACCGGCAGCTTTCATTTCAGCGATCTTCTGCATTAGATCCTGAACATCGTCGCCAGCCTCTTGGCGCTCTTTGTTCGTGCGGGCGCTGGACATAGCCGCCTTAGCGTCTGCCAGTTCCTGCTTAAGTGCAGCCATTTCGGAACGCAGCGTCTCAGCCTCAGCTTTTGCTTGTCGTCCCGCTTCGCCCTGCTTCTCCTTGATCAGAGCCTCAATGTGAGCCTGCTGTTCTGGAGTGTAAGTGACCTTCATCTGCTCGTTGTTGTTCGAGTTGGTGTTGTTGTTTTCGCCTGCATTAGTGGCAGCAGTAGCCATGGTGAACCTCTCAGTTATGCGCCCGAAAAAATAGGCCCACCCAGTGGGCTAGTCTGGGTGAGCCTTTACTGCAAACTTGTTGTCTAGGGTTACCGTTTCTTCTTCGTAGACCCTACGTTTTGCGCCTGAGCTTCCTGTGCAACCTCTTGCATCGAGCCGGACTGCTTAGGCTTATGCTGATCGCCGGGTGATGTGGTGCTCTGGCCTCTACCAACCAATGCTTGTTTCTGAATACTCATCCACTTGCTATGGTCGGCAGCTTCGATTTCTTTCTCGATCTTCGCCAACGTTTCCTTCGGAAGCTTGCCGTCGAACTCGCGAACGATTCTCTTCAGCTCTTCCTTGACGAACGTCTCTGACGGGATCTGGAAGTCTTTAACGATAATTAGGAGCTGAGTCAACGCGTCGGTTAGGTTGGTGATCTCGTACCGATCCTTGTACTTGATCTTCCCTTTCCATTCCTTGCCTACCATCTTCATGGTCAGGCGCATCAGCTCGTTCTCTACTCCCTCAAGTATCTCTGCCCTACTGGAGATGAAGGGGACGGTCTTGCTAAAGCTTTGAGCCTGGCTGAACCCGCTCTTCCCTTCCCCGTTGAACATCTCGTTCATGGCGTCCTGAGACGCTCGAATGAACATCTCGTTCTTGATCTTTCCTCGCTCATCCTGGATGAACTTTGCGGGCTCTGCTGGCGGATAGATATACTCAGGCCGTTCAGCGTTCGTCGGGTATCGCAGGAGATTGTTCGTGCCTATGACGTTGTCGCCTTCGGCCTTGCTGAAGTCCTCACCCTCCTGCATCGTGAGCATGTTGAAAGCTTGCCTGTACAGGAACTCCTGCAACAGACTGGTCAAGTTCATGATCTCCCGATTGTTGTAGGCGAAGTCCCGTAGGAAGCTTAGACCGATGAACGGAGCACGCTTGTCCTTCTTGTACCGCGCCACCACCAGAGGTACTTCACCGAGTTGGTTCGGTAGCTCAGTAGAGCCAAGGTACTCAGGCTTCTCCTTGTTCGTACAGTCTACGACGCTGACCTTGTAGCTATCAGAGAAGAACTCTGTGTATACTTCCAATCGCCTGACGGACCCAGAAAGCATCTGCCGTTGATACTGTTTGCGCTTGGCGTAGACGATCTTACCGAACTGATCTGTGTCCCAATCTGTGATCTCGTGCGGCTTGATGAGAACCCAGTATGGTTTGTGATTCAGAGCTTGCTCATCATACTTCGATAGCACCTGTCCCTCGGGGAGGGGCGGCGCGTCCACCAGTACGTACGTCATACCCAGGATCTGCATGTCATCGCAAACCTCTCGCATGAACGTATCAACCGGCTCATTCTTCCTATTCACATCCTTCGTGAACTTCAGGAAGAACTCGGTGTCGGGGCTTGACCGATCAATTGGTTCGCTGAAGATAAAGTTAGTGAAGAAGTCTACGATCTGATCGCAGTAGTTGATGTAGTGGATTCGCTTGACTCGATCCTGGTAGTCTTCCTTGTTCTCGCGGAAGTGCTTAAAGATGTTATCTGCTTTAGCGAAGTCCTTGCCGCCCTGGTAGGCGTCCAAGCAGAAATCCCACTCAGGTTTGTTCTCATCCCACAGCTCATGAGTGGCGCGTAACTTTTTAATTTCTTCCTCTGCGCTCTTGGCGGGTCCGCTGCCTCCCGTAAGCCCATCCAACTCGATTATCTGTCTCTTGACATCAGCCATAATCACATTGCGATTCGATTGG